ATAACAAGTGTGAAGTATCAATTCGGTCGGCCAGAACCTATTTCGATAGCGTTTGCGACTACGACTAAACTTGCGCCAGAAGACAAAAGAAAAATGAACGAAAAGATAGCCGAGGCTGTAGTCATCGGCGGAGGGTCCAAATAGACATGGATGACGGTTTTGATGTTCGGTTGAGTAGAGCAGATTCTCTCGCAACGAACAAAGAAGGTTCTTCTTCGTTGCACATCGGTATTGTCACGGCTGTCACCGCCGCCACAAAAACAGTATTTGTTAGGATTCCCGCAATCAATATTGAGGCTGCTGTCGGTCCGTACAAATGCATTCAGCCGTTTAGGAACCAAGTTGTGACTCCGGTCAAGCAAACAGTTACCACTACATCCGCTGCCGACCCCGATGGTGGAACGTTTTTGACGAGTGCATCATTGAGTTCATCCACAACCGATATTCAAGGCGTGTACGGTTCCCTCGTCTTGCCTGTTGTCGGAGACCGCGTGGTGGTACTCTTGATTAACGACTCTTTGGATGAAGGCGTGGTAATCGGAAAACTATGAACACTTTACGTCTGCCTATTGCTTTCAATTTCGACAGCACAATGGAAACGATTACTGACGGCACCGACGAATTTTATGCAACGCTGCTCGGAAACGCGATACAAATACAAAAAGGCGAACTTGCATTGAGCAGACTTTTCGGTATAGACGACCCTTCTTTTTCGGGTAAATCTTTGACCACCCTCATAAACGAGGCGGCATCGTATGTTCCAGAAATCCTAGTTTCTGAAGACTCAACAGTAACGAGAGCAGATAGCGACGGAAATATTAATCTAAAAATAAAATTTAAGAAAGTTACCTAATTATGTCCAACCCAAATTTTCAAGAATATGTAGATTTCACCGTTTTTGACTTAGATGCGGATGAGGTTTACGAAGATGCGGTTGAGTATGCACAAACATCTTTTCCTGAATTCACTCCGAGACTCGGAACAGTTGAAAATGCCCTCCTAGAGGCGACATCCTTTCAAACGGCATACATGGTTGACGCAGCCAACCGTCTACCAAACGGGTTGATGGAGGGATTGCTGAAACTCATGGGTTTCAACAGAATTAGTGCCACACCATCGGAAGGAACCGTAACATTTGACGTGACCGTAAACACCGGCGTGACAATTAGCGCTGGAACCGTTGTTTCGTTTGACGTGTTGGTTGATGGTGTATTGACACAGTTTTTGTTTGAGACCATCAACGATTTGGTCATCGCTTCGGGAAATACTTCTGGAACCACAGCAGTTGAGGCTGTTACGCCATCGGAGTATCCCGATATCCCAGTCGGGTCACCACTTACACTCGTTTCAACGAGCCCGTTCATTTTTGATATGACCTTGGCTTCGCTGAGCACAAAAGGAACTGACGCAGAAACAGATGAGGAGTACTTTTCAAGAGGCGCAACGTTTCTCGGCTCTTTGAATAAGTCACTTGCAACAGCCTCACAAATGACGGACTATATAGCCACCACCTATCCAACTGTCGCAAGATTTAAGGTTTACGATTTGACGCAGGCAAAACAAACTGACGTGATTAACGCTGTTCTCGCTGCGAATACCGTGACTCTGACTACACGGTATGCGCATGAATTGAGTGTTGGCAACTCTGTTGTCGTCGCCAAGATGACAAATACCGTGTATAACGGAACATACATGGTTGTGGCAACACCAACTTCCACAACTTTTACTTATTCAAGAACCAATGCCGACATCGCTTCCGCAGCGACGACCGTAGGGCATGTGTATCTTGCCAACGGAATGCAATTTGCAACTGCAAATGTTGGTGGCGCCGTGTCGGTATCAATGTGTGATTCCGAAGGTGAACCGATATCCGTCGCACAAAAGTTGATAATTGAAGAAGATTTGGAACTCAAGACAGTTGCTGGCTTGAAAATTTATATGCACGATACGCATACTTTTGCTGTCGATGTTGCTATTTCTGTAAAAACACTAGCAAATTTTTCTACTGCGTCCGTTTCGCTTGCTGTTTCTAAAGTAGTTGAGGATTACCTTTCTATTAACGGATGGGATTTTGAATCTTCCATTGACCAAAGAAAATTGAGTGCGATGGCAGCAAAAGTTGACGGTGTGTCCTATGTGGTTTCTGTTGTGTCAACGCTTCCGTCTGCGGTACCCTTACTTGCAACGGCTGCTGGCGGTGATATAACACTCCTGCAAAAAGGAGCGATACCTATCGGTAATTGCACGACTACGGCTACATGACATGACCGTAGTTAATTACATTGATGAATCAGAAAGAATATTCAGGGAGCCTGTTGCCTTCGCTCAGTTGAGCGATTTGTGGCGTGCCGAAGGTGGGCTTTCTTTGTCCCCTAGCACGACCGTATATCAGGATTCAGAATACGGGTCTTTACTGGCAAACGGCGATATTTCGGGGTCCGTGTACTTCAATGATTGGTTGAACCCCGCAACAGACATTCCTTCACAATTTTCGGTTTCTGGTGCCACAGATTTGAACGATGACATTGTGTCTTTTGTTTGGGTTCGTGCTACAAAAAATTGTGTTTTGCGAATGAGAAATATCAGGACAGTGGCTACATATAACACAGCAACTGGCAATTACGAACTGTCCACCGATGCAAACGACAGGGTTGTGGGAGAATGGGGAACCCTGCACTATCTGCTCGGCGTACAGGACGAGCCGACATGGAAACTATTACGGGCGAGAATGCTGGCTTTGACAGACGACGGAAATGATGTTCGCTATGCCATGGGGTTTGAAATTGAAATCGTTTTTGATTCGGTTGCGGGGGATGTGAACATCTCTCGTCCGACTATCACCATGTTGGGTGATGCGTTTGAAAACGAGTTTCTTTTAGAATGTGTTCCGTTGTTGCCAAACTTGTTGCTAGAAAACGATTTTGCAGACCCGACGACGAATTCTGTGCAGTTTCCTTTGATTCGTTTATTTGATGTCATGACACATTCGTTGACAAAGGTTCAAGAAACCTTAAAATCTTTCATTTATAGAAATGAAAGTCAAGGTTTTGAGGAATCGGAGATTGAAACATATAATGCCCTCATCTCACCGATATTGATAGATAGATTAGACCAATTGAAGTGGTTGGCTCAGTTCAGGGGGCGAGAACTTATTGTAACTTTTGAGCCATCCACTGAGGGCGAAGAGTGGACAGAATTTGTTTTGGACAGCGCAACTTCCGGTGTTTTGGATTCAACTTCTGTAATTGCGACGTCAGAAACATCAGTTGGTGGACTTTCTGGCGGTGTTGCTGCGTTCTTTAAATGGCAGGTAGAAAACGGATACTACGGTCATAACGCGGGAACTATTACTGCAATGGTTGAAGCGATAAAACTTTTGTTGGATGGCGACAAAACAGTAAATTATACGGTTGGTGTGAATACGGTTGCATTCCAAACCAAAATAGGTCAAACTTATGGCTCTAGTGGTTTGTCGGTCGGTCAATCAAACCCGAATGTTTTGCTGGTGCTTGAACCTGCGCGACCACTGGGGCTCATAGTAACCCACGAACTAATATCTTAAATGTTTCCTCACCGTCCTGTGGGAAAGTATCGTGTAAAATTGTGTTATCCCGAAGAAGGGTGGTGCAATGTCTGACGACGATGCGAAGCAAGAGCAAATGATGCAAGATATTCAGAATTCCATCAAAAACGCCTTGCCAGACAAAATCGTCACAAATTACATCATCATCGCAGAAGTTGCCGATGAAGAGACCCAAAATCTTCACTTAGCCGTTTCTCAAACCATGACACCATGGCTTGCTTACGGGATGCTTCACTCGGCAAGCGGAATGCTTGCCGAAGGTGAAGTTGATTTTGCTAATCCAGAAGAATCAGAAGATAACGAATAGTTAAGGGAGTAACGATGAACAGCAACGTAAAAGCAAACTTGGGTGACCAAGCAGTAAAGGGAGCAGCGCTAGGCGTTCTTGCGTATGCCGCAGATAAGGCTGGTTTAAGCACGGAAGCCGTGGCATTTCTTATGCCCGTCGCCTTGACAGCCCTCGCGTGGCTTTCCACGAAAATTGGCGACAAAACGACCACCGCCCTATTTCAGGCAGCACAAGCAGCGATTAACGAACACGGCAAGAAAAAGAAGTAACTTCCCTACCACTACATCTGTTTTCCTTTATAATAAGACACAGGTTTTGTGTCGAGGTAACAAATGCTGGCTGGTAGATATAACATCATATGCGACCAAGGTTCTACCTTTGTGCGTGAGATTGAGTTGATGGATTCTGATGAATCACCGTACAATCTCACTGGTTACACGGCGAGAATGCAGGTGCGTCGGGAGGTTGATTCGTCCGGCAGCCCCTTGATTGAACTCAGCACCGCCAATGGGCGCATAGTTCTATATAACGCAAGTGGAATCATTGAACTTAAATTGACCGCAGGTGAGACGGCAGGCTTGACAAGAGGCGGTTACTACGATTTGGAAATCGTACAAACCTCAACAAGTAAAGTTTTTAAAGTTTTGAGGGGCGAGTTCCGTCTGGAGAAAGAGGTTACGCGCTGATGCCGACGATTCCCGTGAACCTGAATAATGCTGATTTTAATGTTGTTGTTGAGGACCAACGCAACATTGTTCAAATTGTTGCCGAAGAACCAAACGTTGTACGTGTAACTATTCCAGGTCTCATTAATAGGCAGTCCTTGGTTTACGGGAGCGGTGTTCCTTGGGAGATTGAGGTGGAAATCTAATGCCCAATATCCCGTCGGACTACGGAAACGTCGGAGATATTTACATTGATGTAGATACTGGTGATTTCTACGGACCCAAAACAATAGCAGGGTGGCCGGACGCGCCGTTTTTCACCGCCCTCACTTCTTTGACGGTAGATGAAGCAGTTCTCAATGACCGCCATGTCCATACTCAAAACGCTGCCTCATCCACATGGACGATTGTGCATGCGCTCGGTGGACGCCCGTCTGTCACGGTGGTTGATTTAGCATCAACCAAGGTTTATGGGGAAATAGTGTATGATAGTGACACACAAATAAGAGTTCTTTTTTCGGCTCCTTTCAGTGGTTACGCCTATTTGACGTGAGGTAAATAATGGCTCAGAAGTTCCTAACGAATATAAACCTTAATCAGAACCAACTGATTAATGCCACGTTTGAGTTCGCGTCCTCTGACCCTGGTTCGGGCAACTTCGAGGGTCGCCTCATCTACAACTCAACCGAAGACACCATCAAGGTCTATTCGGGTTCCGCGTGGAGAAAGATGCTCCACAATGTCGTCAAGGGTGGCGCGCACACAGATGCGATAACACTCAACGAAG